TCTTCCAATTTTTTAATTGTCTTCGGGTCTTGTTGAAGCTCATGTGAAGCAACTACTGCTTTAACCGCACGCTCCATTGCAACAGCCGGTTTGAATCCTTTACTTTCATACATCTCACTAAGCATGACAGCTTCATCTAAAGCGTCCTTGTTGACTTCTTTGTTATCTGGATCAAGCATAGGATATTTTTCAGTCCAGTCTGCCGCTGCTTCAGCACGCTCATCATTAAACTGCTCATTTTTAATCTGTGCTACTGCTTCTTGTGTAGCTAATTTTAGCATTGCGGCATTTGATTCTTTATTCTGTCCTGCTTGTTTATTCAATAAGTCAGTAAGAACTGTAGCAAATTCATCTGTATCTCCATCTAGCACTTTTTCTGCTGCTGCTTTAATGACAGAAGGATCAATCCCTATATCTTGTGCAGCAGTCTTCTGAACGTCGAGCTGCGCTTCTAATTCTGCTACACGTTGAAGAGCCGCATCTGCACGGTCTTTGTGTTCTCTACGCTTTCTAGATTCCGCATTTAAACGTTCACGGGGGATAAGCGGGTTCTCGTCTGGATCAGCTAACGCATCTTCGGGTTTAATAGTATCGCCTTCAGCGTCATCGCCTTCAGAGTCATCCCCTTCAGAGTCATCCCCTTCAGAGTCATCCCCTTCAGAGTCATCCCCTTCAGAGGCGTCTCCTTCGGATTTCTGATTTTCTTCTGCTTCTAGTTTATCCACTTCAAACTCGTGGTCGCCAAGTAAATCTTCTTCTGTGTCTATTGCCATACCTGCGTTAGGATCGAAATCCGCTACATTAACTACGTCATTCATACATTGCTCCGTTTATTTACTTTTTTTAGTTTGCTGGTTTGTAAGACTCTGCTTAGTGATATCGCCTAAAATCTTTGTTTTAGTCTGCTCTAAGCCAGAGCGTTGTTTTGAAATTTCTTTTAACTGAGAAGAAAGTTCTTTGAGTCTATTAACTCTCTCACGAGTCGCCTGTTCAATCGCTGTAATCTGCATTTCAAGCTCAATCTTTTCACGCTCAAGTCCCGGTTTATCGCTAGCTTCAAACGCCTTTGCTTCTAAGAGACCGGCTTCTGCCTGTTTCAAGTCAATACTCGCTGCTGCATCTTCTACCTGCATCTCAATAAGGGCTAGCTGAACCTCTTTCTCAAGAGCCGCCATTTCCATGTCTTCTTCAGACGGCGGAGCAAGTCCTGCCATTTGTTTCAGCTCTTCAGCCATCTCTTCTTTCTGGTCAAGGTTAGAATAGCTTACTACTCTATAGTCCGGTATCGGAATACCTGCATCTCGTAACCCAAGAACCTCTGCAAATTGCTCTTCAGAATAAACATCTCGTGCAGGCATAGAGCCAATAGCCACAGAATATTTACCTAGCGTCAGGTCATTTTCTATTGTTACGTCTTCGGCGCCTTCTGGCGGCTGCTGATTAATTGTTAACTCTTGTGGTTCAGCATGTGGCTGGGTATAGTCACTTATCATAAACACACGCTCGTCTGTATAGAACTTCTGGATAAGTTCAATGAACTTTTTCCCTACCATTCGACGAGTACGCGCTAAGTTATCGAACACAGGCTGTAACTGTAATAGTCCACGTTTTTGTCTGTTTTCAAGAGCTACACCAGACACACTCGATGTCTCTTGCCCAACCATTGCACGGTTAATTCCTGATATCTCATAGATACTATTTTGTGCTCCTTCTCCTACAGCGGCTATACCAGTAGGGACCGTATTTGGTTTTATTTTCTCAGGGGGAGTACGGCTAGGATTAACTTCTATAACAATCCCTGACTTAGACCCTTTAGCCGCCAGGTCATCTGCTGTCATGTTAGCCAAAGACCCAGACTCTACAATCCAACCTGAATTAGCTGTTGTATTTACAATATGCAGCTGCTGGCTTGTTGTCTTGTTTAGAATTTCTTGGGGGTTAATAAGATTACGAACCATCCCAACAGGGTGGCCTCGCCTAAAATACGGGAAGAACGGAACAATCGTAAATGTCTCATAAGGAGACCACTCATCAAATAACAATGTCCTATCCGCCGAAATAGTCCAACGGACACGCCGCTCCTGCTTAGTATCAATATCTAAGTTATGCGTTTCAGCATGAGATAAAACCCGCTCCTTGTCCCATGTCATGGGTACAGGGATACGGTCTCCAAAGTCTCTACTGACAAAATATTTAAAAGTACCGACACGCCAGTACTGTCTGTCTACTACGCGGACTGACTTAACCCGTTTCATTTCCGAGTCGTCTGAGTTCCCATAGAACCCACCATCATTCGCGCCAATAGAATACCCTATATCATCGCCGAAAGTCGTTTCCTCGTAGAACTCTACAGAGTCCTGTTTGAAATACCCACCGACGTCAATCATAGAACGAACAAGCGCTTCTTTTTCTTCGCTATAGTTAACTTTAATCTCATCCAACGACAAAAATTCTGAGACTATTACATCCTGCCATGTCTTCGGGTCATAGCCGCTAGAATCAGGGTCAGGTATAACAGAACGCGGGTCACGGAGTGTTACTTCTATCTCACCTGCCACATTATCTTTTTCAGACATTCTGATATCTAAATAACCACGATCAGTGATTAGCCCATCTTCGAACATATCCGACTCGTGGTCGTCATACCCAGTGTCATCTGACTCGTGCATAACGACCTTATTTAAAATAGTCGCCTGCTGCGAGCTGGCTCCGTCACGTTTAGGTTTAAATTTAAAGTCGGCTCGTTTATTTGAATATTCACCTTTGACAGAATTAATAGCAGACAGAATCAGATTAACCGTCATTACTGGACGGCCTTCTTTATCTAATTTTTTTCTGTCCTCTGCTGCCCACTGATCACCACGATAGAACCGGTCAAACAAATTAGCTTCTTCTATATAGTTTAAATGCCCTCGACCCCTGACATAGTAATACCTACCGAAGTTATTCTCTGCTATTTTACGTGCTTCAGGGCTCTGGTCTTTTATACCATGTTCAGAAGTATCGTTATCTGTTTCGAGGGTGTCGCGCATAGGTTACTCTTTATTTAGCCCTTCTACATCTCGCTTTACACGGTCTTGAGTACGAGCATGTTGCCAGTGAAGTGCTTCCTGTATTTTAGTGATAGTCAAGGAATTTTCTCTGCAGGGAAAGGCATTATTCAGACTCTTAAACAATTCA